AACGCCAGAGACCAAGCCAACACTGCTCGTACTCAAGCAAATACTGCCTATACTCAAGCAAATAATGCTCGAAATCAAGCTAACTCTGCTTATGGCGCTGCAAATAATATTGCTGATGGTTCAACAGCAATTACTCTGAGAGCTGCAAAAGACTTTATCGTTGCTTGCACGACAACGACAACAGCAAACACTGTTGATTTGTCTAACTCAAACTATTTCCGTCATGTGTTGACTGGAAGCACGGCGTTTACCTTTGCAAATGCACCTTCATCTGGAACTGGACAATTGATATCAATGTTAGTCATTCAAGACGAAGTTGGTGGAAGAACGCCTTCTTGGACAAACACAGTATATTGGGCAGGTGGCACAATTCCTCCAGCAACAACGGCTGCAAATGCTCGTGACTTGTGGACATTCATCACTTATGATGGTGGCACAACATTCTGGGGAACATTGACTATGAAGGATGTTCGATAAATAGATTATAATTAATTTTGTGAGTTTGTTATGAAAATACACGTATTGGTTAATCCAAGAAATCCTACAGGATTAATGGTTCGCACAGATCCATTTGCAGTTCACGGCTACAAATATATCAAACATCTCTCGCCACATTTTGAGATGATCCACTATGGCATTCCAGGCGCACAAGTAGATTGCGAGCATGTGGATATTGATACAAAGCCGACAGAAATTCTGAAGTTCAATCAAATTGCAGGTAATGAGATAAAGAAGCGAGCATCTGATGGTGACATCATTGTTTGTTTCTTTGGCGTCGACAACAAAGTTGCTTGCGATATGAATCCAAATTGCAAAGCAGTTGAGCCATCAATTGGATATCGTGCGAACGGAATCTTTGCGCCCTATCGAGTCTTCACCTCATATGGTCAAATGCATATGTTTTATGGTGAACGTGGAATGCTGATGAATCCTTCTTGGTACGATGCAGTAATTGCAAATCCATTCACTGTTTCTGAGTTTGAATACTCAGATCAAAAAGAAGATTATTTCTTATACTTTGGTCGCGTTGTTCAAGAAAAGGGCGTTGTGCTTGCAATACAAGCTACAGAAAAACTCGGAAAGAAATTAATCATTGCAGGTCCAGGAAATCTAAAAAATCTTGGATACAATAAAGTCCCTGATCATGTAGAAGTCTTTGGCGTTGCGAATGCAGAGCAAAGAAAACAACTGATGAAAAACGCAAAAGGATTGCTAGGTCTTACTTACTATGTTGAACCATTTGGCAATATGGTGATTGAAGCAAACCTTTCTGGTACACCTGCAATTACTACAGACTGGGGTGGATTTCCAGAAACAGTGATTGAAGGAAAGACTGGATATCGAGTTCGAGATTTCAAATCGTTACTAACCGCAATGGAAAGTATTGACAAAATTAATCCAATTGATTGTCGAAATTGGGGACTGAATTTTTCAGACGAAGAAATTCACTACAAACATTTGCAGTATCTAAACAAGGTCATAAAAAATAAATTTTATGAATAAGATTTTTGTTGTTGGTTCATCAATACAGACACGAGATATTCCATTAACCTATAGTAAGGTTCGAACTGTCTTTTCTTCTGACGAAAGATTTCGTCAGACAATATTTACGATTAACTCAATTCGAAATGCATTTCCAGATTCAAGAATTGCAATTGTTGATTCTTCAGAAGATTATAGACATTATCAATCTTTTATACAATACTTTAAGAATGTAGAATTTATTCCGCTCAAAGAACTAGATGAGAAATCATTTGAAATTGTCAACACACATCCAAACAAAAGTCTTTGCGAAAGTTTACTTTTAAATTCTTACTACAAGAAATTTAAATCAGATCTAAAGAAATATGACTATATCATTAAAGGTTGTGGAAGATATTTTTACTTTGATTTCAATGATTCTTTATTTACAGAACAGAATGTAAACAAATTCTTTTTCAAAAAACCGCTAAACTTTGAGTGGAACAATTCTTGGAATTATTCTTTCATAGACAGAAGAGGACCGCAAAATAATAATCGTCTTCATCAATATTGTACTGTGTTGTATGCATTCGGCGCAAGCAATCTAGAAAGAATGATAGATATTAATACTGCCACAATTCATCTTCTTGATCAAGCACCAATGCGTCACTACGACATTGAAACGCTGTCATATTATTTTACAAGACCATATGAGAAAGATGTGATTGAAACAGATTGGAGAGTCTGTGGTTGGGATGGAACTTCAGCAAGATTTATGTATTACTAGGTGTCAAGATGAAAACTAAACTTATTATTGTCGATGATTTTTACAGCAATCCTGATCAAGTGCGAGAATTTGCACTGTCACTCAAATACGATGTGACTGGTAATTATCCTGGAGCTAGAACAAAACCATATTTGCCTGATGATCTAAAAGCAGCGATTCAGCATGTTGTTTTGAATGCAGGTGGAAAGATCACTCATTGGTTCGAAGATTCTGGATATACTGGCGCATTTCAAATTTGTACATCAAAAGATAGAACATGGATTCATGCAGACAGTTTCAATACTTGGGCTGGTGTTTGTTATCTAAATCCCGATCCACCACTTTCGGCAGGCACTGCTTTATATCGCTGGAAAGAAACTAAAGAATATGAAAGAACTGACAATACCGCCCCACATCATGACGGTTATGATCACACTAAGTGGGAAATGACAGATTATGTTTCAAACAAATATAATAGACTAATTCTTTATCGAGGAAATATGTACCATGCTTCTGTAGATTACTTTGGATATAATCTACAAAATGGTCGACTATTTCAAACGTTCTTTTTTAATACAGAATATTAATGAAAATTCTTCATGTTATTTTTTCATGTAATCGTCTTGATTACCTAACCAAGACTCTTGAATCAATTCATAAAATTGATTATGGCAGTCATGAGGTAACGCGATTAATTGTGGATGATTATCCAAGAACTCGAAATGATGCTATATTCGATTTGCTTGCAAAAACTCATAAGACCTTAATATGGCTGAATAAAGAAAATAAGGGGCTATCGGTTACATGGAGTAACTTTTTCGAGTGGTTAAAATCGACAGATTATGATTATATCTTGCACCAAGAAGACGATGTTGTATTATTGCAACCTATTAAAATTGACGATTTAATTGAGATTCTTAATTCAGACGAAAAAATGGCGTCAGTAGTATTACAACGACAACCATGGTACTTTAATGAAAAAGAATGTAAAATTGAACCCGAAGACGTAAAAATTAAAGACTATTATTATTCTAAAAATACGAAAACCTTTCCAATCATTTTCTCGTTGTACAAGAAAAATATAATAAACTATCCATTCCGAGAACATTGGGGGTTCAATATCAATGAAGGGATGATAATGGTGTATCTTGACTTTTTTCACAAGATGTACTCTGCGACTCTGAAAGGAAATAATGGGCAAAATTTAATTGAGCATATCGGCGAAAAATGTACTGGTAAACGAATTTTAAAGGGCGAACCAAACTGGGAACAGTTTGAGCATATGAACCCAGACCAATTTTATAGTTCTCGGAACGGTAAATTGATTGAAGACTAAATACAAGAAGAACACTGAGGTTTCATTCAATGGCAACACCAACTACTCGTTCTGAACTAAAAGATTATTGTCTCCGAAGATTAGGGTTTCCAGTTATCGACATTAACGTCGATGACGATCAGCTAGAAGACAGAATCGATGACGCTCTGGGTAAATACAGAGACTATCACTACGACGGAACAGAAACTACATACTTAGCCCATAAAATTACAAACGCCGACGTATTAAACAAATATGTCAGACTAGCCGATTCGATCGTAGGCGTTAGAAGAGTTTTACCGTATAACGGCGCATCTGTTTCTTCTACAAATCCTTCAGGGTTTAACATATTTGATATCAACTATCAATTACGCTTGAACGATTTTTACAACTTAACTGCATCTTCATATACCTACTATGTTATAGCTCAACAACATCTATCAACTCTTGATATGGTTGTTACTGGTGATTTTCCATATTTGTATAACAAAAAAACAAATAGATTACATATTCAAGCTGATTGGGGTAATCGTTTTGCAGTAGATAATTACATTTGCTTCGAGGCTACAAGAATCGTAGACCCAGATTGTTATTCTAAGATTTTCAATGATACATGGATTAAAGAATACACTACTGCATTGTTTAAATTGCAGTGGGGTTCTAACATAACCAAATATGCAAATTATACTCTTCCAGGTGGTTTAGTTGTTAATGGCGAAAAGATCTATAATGATGCCATGGAAGAAGTTTCTAATCTTCAAGAAAAACTTCGAGATGTCTACGAAGAACCTCCGCAAATGATTGTAGGATAAGATGGCAACCAGCGTTTACTTTAACAATCAGAACGCCACTTCTGAGCAGTTCTTAATTGAAGATTTAATTATCGAATCAATTAAGAATCATGGGATTGATATCTATTATATCCCAAGAACTTCGCACTCATCAACAGACGAGTTGTTTGGCGACGATCCTGGTAAATATTTTGATATAGCATATAAAATTGATATGTACCTCGAATCGTTTCAAGACTTTGAAGGCAATCAAGAATTTTTCTCAAAGTTTGGTCTTGAAATTCAAAAATCAGCAAAAGTCGCTGTTGCTAGAAGAACTTTTCTGAAGTATGTTGGGCAAGATAGAAATCATCCAAAGGAAGGTGATTTAATTTATCTTCCTATTCAACAAAAGTTGATGGAAATTAAATTTGTTGAAGAGGAAAAGAACTTTTTCCAAGCAGGCAAGGTTGCTCCTTACATGTATGGTCTCTCTATTGAAGCATTCAAATATAATGGAGAAATCTTTAATACTGGCATGAGTGAAATTGACAATCTAGGAAATTCGACTGCATTTAGCATTCAATATACAATGCAGTCTGGTGGTACTGGAACATTCAGTGCAAATGAGATTGTATATCAGGGTGCTTCCCTTGCGACTGCAACTGCAAAGGGTTATGTTTCTGAATGGAATAAACCAAACTTAACACTAAGAATACGAAACGTTAAAGGTATCTTTCAATCAAATGTCGCTGTTGTCGGAAGTTTGAACAGCGCTTCATGGATTCTATCAACTGGAAATACTCAAGAAGACTCAACTAGTTTGATAGATGATAACGTGTTTATTGAAGACGAGGCTGATAATTTCTTAGACTTCACTGAAACAAATCCTTTTGGTGAACCATAATGCTATCAAATCAACATTTTTATCATCGAACTATTCGCAAAATGGTTGTTGCATTCGGAACCATTTTCAATAATATAAAATTAGTTCGATACAATAAAGCTGGCACAGCTGAAATTGAAAGAATAACTGTTCCTATAGCCTATGCTCAAAAGGAAAAATTTTATCAACGTATTACTGCAGATCCAAATATCGATAAAGCAGTTCAAATAACTCTTCCAAGAATGAGTTTTGAACTTGAATCAATTGCTTATGATCCGCTCAGAAAACTTAGCAATTATAACGAAACATTTATTGCAAATGATTCATCAACAGTAAAATCTTATAGAGCTGTTCCATATAATTTTGAATTTAGTTTGAGCATCTACGTCCGCAACGTAGAAGATGGAACTCAGATCGTCGAACAAATTCTACCATACTTTAATCCCGACATGACGCTCACTGGTGATGTATTGGGATTAGGCAAAAAAGTTGATTTGCCAATTGTTCTTCAAACTATCAATTCTTCAGTTGATGCAGAAGGTTCCCCCGACACAACACGAATGATTATATGGACTTTGACATTTACACTCAAAGGATTTATGTATGGTTATGTTGCAAATTCAAATATCATTCGAACATCAACAGCAAATACTTATGATAGTACGTTTAACCTAGATCAACAACGAACATTTATTGTCGATGCAAACACAGGTTCTGGCACATATAAAGTCAACGAATTAGTGTATGAAGGCAGAACTATTGCTAGTGCAAACGCCTCAGCGTTTGTAAAATCTTGGAATCCTACCACAAATACTCTCGTTGTAATTGATACAAACGGAACATTTAATACAGGAAGATTTATTTTTGGCGCAGTATCAAACGCTGCATATAACTTAGTTTCTTCTTCAGATGCTACTGGAATATTACAAAATATTGTAGTGCAACCAAACCCACCTACATCAAACGTTGACACTGCATTTGGCTTTGACACAACATTAACTGAATTTCCTGATATAACATGAGTGAAGTAGATAAAAATTTAGCAGAAATTTTAAATACAGATTATGTTCCTGCGGTGAAAGAAGATAGCAAACCAATCACCATTCATCAGGACGAATCTGTAGATCCAGACGCACATTATTCTCGTGCGAATTACTATAATCTTATTGAAAAGGGCAACGAAGCTCTTGATGGAATTCTAGAAGTTGCTCGTGAATCGCAACATCCAAGAGCATACGAAGTTGCTGCAAATATGATTAAGAACCTCTCTGACGTCACAGAGAAACTTATGATTCTTCAAAAGCAGCAACAAGAACTTAAACCCAAAGAGCAAATTGCAGCTCCAACTAATATTAATGTAGACAAAGCAGTGTTCGTTGGTTCAACTGCTGATCTATTGAAGAAACTAAAGAATGAATCTAGCAGCTAGAGTAAAACACTATCTTGGCAACCCCAATCTGAAAAGAGTGAACATGCCAATGCAGCTCACGGAAGATCAAGTCCGTGAGTTTGTTCGCTGTTCTCAAGACCCAATTTATTTCATCGAACACTATGTCAAGATTATCACTCTTGATAAAGGTTTTGTTCAGATCTCTCTATATCCGTTTCAGCAACAAGCTATCACAGACATTAATGAGAATCGTCGTGTAATTGTAAAAGCAGGTCGTCAGGTTGGTAAAACCACGATGGTTGTTGGATACATCCTCTGGTACATTCTTTTCAATGAAGATAAATTTGTAGCGATTCTCGCCAACAAAGCTCCAACAGCTCGTGAAATTTTGAATCGAATCAAGGTTGCGTATGAATCTTTGCCAATGTGGCTACAACAAGGTGTGAGAACATGGAACAAGGGCGATATTGAACTAGAAAACAATTGTCGTGTGATGGCAACATCAACTGCTTCAAGCGCAATTCGCGGTTACTCCATCTCGCTTCTATATCTTGACGAGTTTGCATTCGTTCCAACGAACATTGCTGATGAATTCTTCACCTCTGTTTATCCTACGATTTCTTCTGGTACACAGTCTAAGATTTTGATTTCTTCAACGCCAAATGGAATGAATCACTATTATAGAATGTGGACCGAAGCAGTTGAAGGACAAAATGGATTCAAGTTCATTGAAGCAAACTGGCGACAGGTTCCAGGGCGCGATCAAGCATGGGCAGATGAACAGCGCCGAGTTCTTGGAGAAGAAAAGTTCCTTCAAGAAATGGAATGCGAGTTCATGGGATCGGCAGGGACTCTATTATCAGCTGCAGCTCTCAAGTCTCTGGCATTTGTAAGTCCATTACATACCTCTGACGGCGGTGTTAAACTCTATCAACAGCCAATTGAAAATCATAATTATGTGATTGTAGTTGATACTTCTCGAGGCAAAGGGTTAGATTATTCAGCCTTTGCTGTGATTGATGTTTCTGTCATTCCATATAGACTTGTTGCAACTTATAAGAACAACGAAATTTCTCCTTTGGTTTATCCTTCTGTTTTACAGAAGATCGGGAAATATTACAAAGACGCTTTTGTACTCGTAGAAATAAATGACAACGGTCAACAAGTTGTTGATAGTCTATTCGAAGATTATGAATATGAGAATATTCTCTCAACGATGGAAGTGAAGAAAAAAATGTCGTTGAATTGGGGTTATGGTAAAAAATCAAACCGAGGAATTCGAACGACGAAGTCAGTAAAGAGGCTCGGATGTTCAATTCTTAAAAATTTGATTGAAGGGCAGAAACTTATTATCCAAGACTATGATACTATCGCTGAACTTTCTACTTTTATCTCTAAAGGAACCAGCTTCGAAGCTGAAGAAGGATCTCACGATGACCTCGTAATGTGCTTAGTTTTATTTTCTTGGATGACAAATCAGGCTTTCTTTGCTGATTTGAGCCAAGTGAACGTAAAGGAAAAGCTCTATAGAGAACAAATGCAACAAATTGAAGAAGAATCGCTTCCCACAATGTTTGCTGGACACATCGACGTCGACGATCCAGATAGAAGGTTCGTTGATAGTGGAGCCGTTTGGGATGTTATAGATCGTTAAAAATAGCATTTTACTAAATAATTCGTAAGATTCTTAATCTCCATTTGACAGGAGCAAAAACATGGCTTTTCAAGTATCTCCAGGCGTGAATGTATCCGAAATTGACGCAACTACA